CCCTTGCGCCGTCACAGCTACAATGCGAATCCGGCGCAGGCATACTACCAAATTCCGTATGACGATCGTTCAATTGGATTGCGGCTCAACCAAGCTAGGGAAATTTACAATTTCGGCTACGCCGTAACCGGACAAAATCCCGTCACGCAAGGGCAATTCATAAAGGGCAACAAGACAAACTATCAATTCGGCGAGTCTATGGCAGCTAGTCAAGGGCGCATCATCGACATTGCGCTCTCGCTAGAAAGCCACTTCTTTGCGCCGATGAAGTATCTCCTGCTGGAGAACATGCTTCTCAACGTGTCTCCGCAAACAATCTTCGATCCGGGAACTCAAGAAAAGTTGCGAGTGGATCCGGAGCGGCTTAAAAACGTCGGATTTGAATTCACAATTGCAGACGGCCTTGTTGAAGCACAACGCATTGCCAATCTAGAAGGCTTCATCCAACTTTTCACTATGGCAATGCAGGATCAAGAATTCCGCTTGGAGTACGATATTCCCAAAGCCTTCGCATACATTGCAGAAATTCTCGGCGTCAAACACTTCCGCGACTTTAAGCTGACGCCGGAAGAACAACGGCGCAAGCTCGAAATGATGTTCGCAACCAATGCGGCACAAAGTACCGGACAACAAACAGGAAAGGCTATAGGAAATGCTGCGATTCAGAGTATTCCGGGAAGTGTCGAACCCGGAATTCAATGAGGCGTCTTACAAATATCTCCACAATTTGGAGACAGCCATTGTGGAGAGAAAATTGGCGCTGATGACTAGTCAAGAAAACTTCATACAAGAAGAAGCCTTCTTGGCTGGACAGTTAGCTCTTTTGCAAAGCCTACTCAAAGGCAGTCCTTACAACACTTCAGGAGACAGTGAATATGAGCATCTTGGCTAAGATTTTGAATTCCGGCGCAGCGCCTAAGCCGCCTGCTGCGCCCATGCCAACAACAACTGCGCCTACGGCACAGGCGCCGACAACTACTACACAAATTCAAGCGCCAGCGCCAACTCCGGCTCCGGCTCCGGCTCCGGCTCCATCACAACCTACTCTAGACGACTTCTCCGCTCTATTCACTGATTCCACACAAACACAAAAGCCAACCTCTGCGCCTTCTTCGGAAGGAATGTACCCAGATTTCCTGAGTCCAGATTTTCAGAAAAACTTCGAATCTCTGGACTTCAGTTCAAAAATTCCAGCGGACGCGTACACGGCGCTTCTCGCCGGAAACGCTGAGCCGTTTAAGCAAGCACTTAACGGCTTTGCAAAACAGCTTCTTCTCGCTAACTTCTTCGGCATGGCTAAACTTACCGAAGAAGGCGTGAATAAACGTTTCGCGGACTACGACAAACAACTGGAGGCCAAGCTCGCTAAAGATAAAATCTCTAGCAGCCTTAACAACAATCCAGTACTGTCTCATCCTGCGGCAAAAGCTATCCGTGAGGCTTTGGAAGCTAAAATCATGGAAAAGTACCCTCAAGCAACGCCACAAGAAATTTCGGACTTCGCACAGCAGTATCTTGTTGCCTTTAGCAATTCCCTGAATCCCGCACTCAATGGGAAGCCGGACAACAAGAAGCAAGAGCAGGAAGTCGATTGGGCGAATTTCCTTTAATCCCTTCTCATCTTTCTGGAGACTCTTATGTCCACTGCTGGTATTTTCAACAGTTCTAACTTCAGCCCGTCTCAGGCTTGTGATTCCTTCGCAAGCATGATTCTGATGAAGATGCCTAACGGCACGGCGCCGCTGTTCGGCTTCACTTCGCAGCTGAAATCAAAAACTATCAATAGCCATCGCCATGTTTTCGGCGCCAAAGATTGGCAATATCCGGAACTTGCGCTCACTTCTTCGTTGCCGCCTGCTGCGCCCGGAAGTATTACTTCCATCAACGTCGCATCTTCCGAACTTGTTGTGCCGAACCAAATTTACCAAGTTATGGGCGGTGAGCAAGTTCGTGTGGTTAGTGTGCCGGCGCCGAATGTTGTTGTCGTGCAACGCGGACTCGGCGGAACTATTTCTGCTGTGCCGCTTCCGCCCGGAACTACTTTCGTGCATATCGGCAACGCGCACGAAGAAGCTAGTTTGCGGCCGATTCCAGTTTCGACGCATGGCTACGAGTACGAAAACATTACCCAAATCTTCCGGGATTCTTGGGCTGTTAGCGGCACCGTTGCAGAAGAATGCGTTCGCATGGGAGAACATCCCATCATCGGCAACAAAAAAGAAGGCGCGATGATGCACGCAACGGGGATTGAAAAATCGCTGTTCTTCGGGCGGAAATACAGCGGCGTCCTCAACGGTATGCCGTATCGCACAATGTCTGGCCTTATTGAGTTCATTGAGAATCATGCGCCTGGGAATATCAGTGTCGCTGGTGCTCAAACTACTTATAGCCAGCTCGAAGAAATGCTTGATCCGGCGTTTAGCGTCGTGACCGACATGACGCAACGTAACGACCGCGTGCTGTTTGTTGGTAACATCGCCCGGAAAGTTATCAATCGCATCGGCAGGGAGTTTGGTCAACTTAACATGACAATGGGAGAAACTTCCTTCGGTATGCAGTTTGAGCGCTTTAAGACTTACCGCGGCGAGTTTATCATTGTCGAGCATCCGCTGTTTAATACCAATCCGGATTGGGCGCGGATGGCTGTTGCAGTTGACCTTTCCAGCATTACGACTTGCTATCTTGGTAAGCGGAAAACGACTCACCGGCCGTTTAACCGGAACGTTAACGAAAACACGGAGCGCGATGCAGTTGATAACGGCATCGACGCCGAAGGCGGTACGTTCCTCACGGAAATGACTGTTGAGTTTGCCGCGCCGGAAGCGAATGCAGTTATCTTCGGTCTTTGCGAAGCCGCTTGCGAGCCGTGCAAAGAGCTTGTCAATGCTTACAACGCAACGTTCTACGTTGATCGTCCGTGCATTGCTGGCAAAGTTGCACCGAACTCCGCGGTTACTTTGTTCATTGAAGGGGCTGCGCCGTCTACGACTATCCCGATCATCACGCCTACCGGCGTCGTCAACGTCACTACTGACGCTAGCGGCAACGGCTCGGTGACTTACACGGTCGGCACGGCGCCGTTGTATACGTTCCACGTTATGCAAACTGCGGGTAACTTGAACACTCGATTCAATCCTGCAATTGCTAATGTTTGCGTGCAACAACCTTGCGACATTACGCAACCTTGCAATGATCCGGCGTGCCCGCCTGTTGTGAATCCGAAAGATTTGCAACCGGCGTCTGCTGATCCGTGCGCAGTTGGCGAAGCCGATCCGCATCTGCATGATGACGGCACAGTTGTCATTGCCAGCTGATAATAACTAACAACTGGAACCTAGAGAGGGGGAAGCGGCCTAATAAGCCGCTTCCCATTTTTCATGCAAGTTAATATCGAAGAGTTGATCCAGCGTTCCAAAGCTCGTAAGGAAGCGGCCACTAAGAAAGTTGCCGAGCAGGCGTCGCCGAAAGCCTTTAACCCAAAAACCGTGTTCATCACAACGCTTGGGCCTATTAAAGTTTTCCTTAAAACCGGGCCAGTAGTTTTTAAGGAACACCTCAATAACGGCTGGACTTACGCTACAGCGAATCCCGAGGAAATCAAAGAGCTTAAACTGCTCAAGAACATCTTTGTGTACAGCACTCCCGACGGAGGAATTCAGCAATGACACTAGATGAACTCGTTTCCAGCGTAGCTACAATTACTAACCGGCCGGAACTGTCGGCGGAAATGCTAATTGCCGTGCAGCGAGCAACGCTCAAGATGCACACAATTGACTTTTTTCCTAAGGACATTCAGATACTTTCTTTTCCGTCGGCGCCACTGACGAACATCGTCGTTGACCTCCCAAAGACTGCAAGAGTTAGAAAAGTAAAAGCAGTAGTTGGCCAGACGCCGTTTGGGAGAAGCATTCAACTGCGCTCCATCGGCTTCAAAGATTTTGTTGGATTCGGCGGCGCGAAAAAAGACGGCTTTTTTGTGCAAGGCTCACGCATTTCCATCGTCTCCCGTGAGCCTATCTCAAATGCGCTAGTCGCATACTACGAATTTCCCGACACCTCCAGAGAAACTTACTCCTCTTGGATTGCCGACTTGTACCCATTCGCAATTATTGACGACGCTTGCGCTAGTATTTATGCGCAACTCGGCGACTTGCAACAAGCGGAACAATTTAATCGCCGTGTCGGCGACAAGTCCAATCTCGTGACTGGCTGTCATTTGCATACCATTCTCGCGGAACAACTCTACGAAGAAGATCTCAGTGTGCAATAACAATGAAATACACACGAACTTACCTGCAACCTACTAAAGTTTCAGGTATTGAGTTTGCTGGAAAGTTGCTACTGGCTCCTGGCTTTCCAGCTTTTTTCTCTTTTACGCCTATGACTTCTGCACGGCACGGCGTAGTAATTCGTCTCCGTGCAGCGGCGTCTCCGACGGAAATTGGCGTAGTCATCAGTGGCACAAGTACCTATGCTAGCCATTTCTATTTAGATTCCACAAATCCGCAAGACATTTACTTCCCCTGGTTGCCGAACTTCGATACAATCGAAATTATGGCGTCGCAGCAGGAAGTCGAAATTGAACACTTCTCCGCAATACTCTATCCTGCGCCGAAACGTGTCTACAATCTTTGGTCGCCGTTGCACCTTAACGTCACCATCGGCGGCTACGGCGTCCACACAAACTTCGTCAAAGACTCCTTGCTCATAACTTGCGAACGCCAGCGAGAAGGCCGCGTCTTGATTGCTCCGAAGATTCCTTTTCAACAGGACGACGTATTATTCGCAAGATTCCTGTCGCCGAATCCAATAAAGCTGCTCAACCGTTGGGGACTTTACGATACGCTCACCGGCGAAGCCATTTCCATGCTCGACACGGCCGCATGGAAAATGCCATTCTTCGACTTGCAGCTTTCCAATAACCTAACAACGCATACCACTACGGCGCTCCAGCTCGCCGTACATAACTACTACGCCAGTGCGGTAGAAAGGCATTTGTATGGCACAAAAAGCTAGACTTAATCTCACTGCCGCCACCTTTCCACTTGTTAGCACGCAGCTTGGCCAGAGTACGTTTATCCGTGATCAAAAAGACACTAACTACGTCATCACGAATAACTATAGTGGAAGTCAAGCAGACAGGGATATTGGAATCCCGACGCACTTGTATTTGCAGAATGTCCTGCCGACGACACAAGGCATGAAGTCTGTCGGCTTTGTGAAAAGAACTGACGGGATTCCCGGCGCCGTTTTCGACAAGATTTTTCTTCTTCGCGATCAAGACGAAACAAAAACACTCTATAGTCCGGCGCGAGGAAAAAACTACTTTCTCGGACCGGCTACGCCGAATCTCTGGCAAAGCCTGCAATTTCAAGCCCTTCAAAACGGCGTAGCCACACACGCTTACGTCAACGGCAAAACTTACATTGCCTACAAACAGCAAGGACTGTACAAGTACGATCCTTACATTAACAACTTCACGGCTGTTCCGCTTAGCGGCATTGTGGCATCTAGTGTGCACGGCGTCTGCGGCGCAAACAACTACCTCATCGTCTGGGATCACAATACAGTCTATTGGTCTAGCGCCATTGACGAACTTGACTTTGTGCCGAGTTTGAGTACTACTTCCGGCAGCGGTAAAGTACAAGCTGCGCGCGGCGCAATTGTTGCGTGCTTGCCAATTCACGATGGCTTCATCGTTTACACCACTGCAAACGCAATTGCGGCAACATTCTCCGGCAACGCAAGGTTTCCGTGGACGTTCAGGGAAATTCCAGGCTCCGCTGGCGTAACTGACCCGGAGCACGTAACTTACGACACCAACTACGACGTCCATTTCGCATGGACTTCCAGCGGCCTGTTGGAAATCACAAAACAAAAAGCCGCGCCGATTTGGCCGGAGCTAACCGACTTTCTCACAGAAAATCTTTATGAATTCCCATCTGCGGAAATTCGTAACGTCCAGAAAGCATCAACGTGGTTTTCACAGGCGCAAGTCTATCCGAACATTGAGCCACTGCTAACCCAAGTACTACTGCCTAACGGCTTCAAAGTGAAATTGTCGTTTATCGGCGCTAGGTATGTCGTTGTTTCCTACGGCCCCAAGGAAGATGACGAACTCCAATTTGCGCTAGTATATGACATTGGTCTGCGCCGTTGGGGAAAACTCAAGTTCCCGCACATTGACGTATTCCTTTGGGTGCAGCCGAATTACAACTACGGTCCAATTAACGCAAAAGACAGCTTCGGATTGCTGCGTCGCGACGGCGCCGTGTACACAGTTAACTTCACCGACGGCGCGAACTACGACTCACTCTACCTCTTTGGCCGCATTCGCCTACAACGGGACTTCATGACGACGCTTCTTGGCGTACAAGTTGAAAACGTTCCACTTGATACGCGGTTCAGCGCAGAAGTACTTACGTCGCTAGTCGGAAAAACTCACGTGCCAGCTAAAATGTATGAAGTTTTGCGCACTCCAAACCTGCGCCGATACCATTGCCGCACCACTGGACTTTCCCATCTTCTAGCATTTTCCGGCGGATTCAACTTCAACAGCTTGGAAATTGAATTTACTCCAGCAGGGCGCCGATAATGCAAAAAGAATTTTTCTTCAATCTAGAACTCCCGGAGAGTTCTCAGTATCAAGGTGATCCGGCCATTTGGGCGGAATTAGAACAACTCACGCGAGCAATTCATTTGCTGGCTGAACAAGTTGCTTTTGCAAGGCTTGGCATCGTTAGAACAACAAATCAATTTTCAGGAAATAGCCTCACGGCCATTAACACCTTAGAACAACTAAAATGCGTAACTGGAATAAGTACAAATCAACTACTGCACGTTAGCGCAACTGGTAACGAGTTGATTGCAGAGCTAGCTGACGTAACGCAGCAGAAGTTCGCTAACGCAATTGCTTTGACTAACGAAGTCGGCGGAAGGCTAACGGCGCAAATCGGCGGCGGCTTGATTACCGGCTACAGCGGATTAACAGAAGGTAAGACATATTATCTTTCCGTTGCTGGAACCTTCACCGCGATTCCATCGTTGACGGCGCCGATTATTCAAAAAGTTGGCGTCGCCGTTAACAACACCACCTTGCACTGGCAATTCGATCCGCCTAATTTCATAGCTTAAGTCGTAGAGGATAACAACATGGCAATTCTGCCTTCGGAATTGGGTCAAGGACTTGTACTAGTTAACGGTAAACTCTCCCTTGACCCGAACTATGTTAATTCCTGTGCGCCGGCTACACCGACTCCGGCGCCGGCAGCTTGTGATCCGTGTGACGGCGAATGTAACATTTCTTGGACAATCGGCCCGCGCACACTTGGATATCCGGCTACGGCGCAGGTTACTTTGCACGGCGCCCCTGCAAATGCAACAATTCCTTTCTACGTTACGCCGCCGTCCGGTTCGGCGTATTTCGTCAACGTCACCGTAAATGCTTCCGGCAGCGCACAATTCAACGTGCCAATGAACTCCGGAAAAGGCATTTACCTTTTCACGCCGCAATACGCGCAGTGTAAGTTTTCTCCAGCGTGTGAGAAAGTATTTGCAGGCGTTCCGTACTCCGTGTGCTCTGGAGTAATTATTCAAGAGCCTCCGCAGACGCCGTTGTTCACTAGCGTCCAATGTGTCTGCGCAGATGGGTTGCTCGTAAATTGGAAATACGGCGGCGACCTCGGCAGATACAAATTTGTCATCGTCTACAACGATTCATCGTCGCCGACTGAATTCATCATTAATCAAGACGTTGGAAGCCATTATTTCGAGGACCTCGCATTCGGCGCGGGCACCATTGAAATTGTAGATACCGCTGATAACACAATTGTTGAAACTTATGCGTTTAACTGCTGCGGTTGCGGCGTCGGCGTCGGCAGCGGTTCGCAACAATGCAATGGCGCATTGCTTGTACTTCCGTCGTTCACTGGCACTGGAGAAATTAACAACGGCCAGACGACTACACTGATTCTGACTGTACAAAATACCAATGCTGCACCAGTTGTAACTGGAAATATTACTGTTCCGTTGCCTCCGTGTCTTGGTGGTGGTAATGTCACGATCCCCGCCGGTCTTACTATTGGAGCCGGCGCTTCTCAGCAGTTTTCCTTCCCCGCCACCGGAACCAATAGCTCTGCTGGTAAGATAACTTGTGCAGTTATCGTATCTGCTAGCATGGGTACATACACGTGTAACGGACAAACTTTTGCGATCTCTGGCGGCAATGCTAACATTAACGTTGTTGGCCAGCAAACTGTTTGTGCGCTTAATGTTAGCATGTCTGCACAGCCTAGCACAATTACGCATGGGCAGCAGACTACTCTCACAATCACGCTCACGAATAACGGAAACACCGTCATCACTGGAATTACTTGCCCGACGTTGCCGTTGCCGAGTACTCTTACCGGCGGCCCGGTTACGTTTACACTTGCAAGCCTTGCACCAAATGCTAGCCAGTCGTTTACTTTCACACTTACCGGCAACAATCCGACTAGCAACACGCTGACAGCGAATATTACAATGCCTGCTAACCACGTGACTGGAAGTTGCGGCGGCGGCACAGTTGGAAATACTGCTCTCTCCACGAGTGTTGTTGTTCAAACTACTGTCGTAGGTGTTGGTGTTGGCGTAGGTGTTGGTGTTGGAGACGGTGTTGGAGTTGGAGTTGGGGTAGGCGTTGGCGTCGGCGCACCTGATCCTTTCTGGTGCGTTTCAGGAAATTGCGTACAAGCTCCATCGGCGCCTTCCGGAACAACTAGCGGACCATACACTACTCTTGCAAGTTGCCAGACAAACTGCGCAGCAGTTCCTTTCTGGTGCTTTAATAATGACTGCGTGCAATCCGCCACGTCACCGGGCACCGGCGCAACTGGGCCGTATACTACTCTTGCAAATTGCCAAACTAATTGCACTGCATCCGGCGCTGGGTACTATTGCAGTGCTGCATTCGGCACTTGCGCGTACCATCCGACTAACCCAGGTGCAGGCTACACTGGACCTTATGCAACTATCGGCGCCTGCCAGGCTAACTGCAATAACGTTGGCGGTGGAGTTGATGGAGTTGGCGTGGGTGGCGTAGATGGAGTTG